CCTCATACTTCTTAATCACGTTGCTCTCGCGGTTGCGGTCGTCGATTTCAACGCCCACCGTGATGAGCATCGGCTTGTTGTGCATTGCCAATGAGTTTCCAGGCTTGTTCATCCCAATTGCTCGGCACATGGCGCCTAGTTCGCGCTGTGCGATGTCAACCGTGGTTTTGTTTGGGTGCCACAGATTCAAGCGCGCCCACACCTTGCGATTCTTCTGGGGGCCGTCAATGACCTCGAGAGTAAATTGCAGGTACTTCGCGTCGCCGCGCTTAGTGGCCTTTTCCTCAGAGGCGGTAATGATGGCGAGGTACCTGCCTTCGGGCAGAGGGCTGAAATCTTGTTGCTCGGGGACTTGCGAGGCGTCGAAGCCAGATAGATCAACCATTTTTTATGTCCTTTCGTCGTTAGTGTGAGAAAAACTTTACTTCGTGGGCGCAGACATGGCCGCGGTCAGTCCCGCCTGAAACGCGGGCCAGTTCAGGGCGGTATCAGCCATGCCGTACCGGTTGCCGGCAACGTAAGCCGGGTGCGGGTTGACGTGTAACTTGCGCTGGCCGGTGGTGATTGCCTTGGTTTCCTTGTTGTTGAAACCGGAGTCAACCTGCCGGGTCATCACTTCGTGAGCACAGAACCCGATAACGTCCGCCCACTCGCTGATGATTGCCACGGCGCGCTTATTTAATTTCAAACTGTATGCGTCGTAGTCCTCGGACAGCGTCGGATTGCGCACCTTGTTAATTTGCTCGTGCGCAATACAAACCACCGACATACCCCGGTGGTCGCGCAAACCGTCGAGCGCCTCAAACGTCTTTCGCCACAGGTCATCGGCCATGATGTAGCCTTTCCCGTAGCCGATGCGTTCAACGTTATCCACGTTGTTATCGCGGCACACCTTGGCCAGAATCAGCGGCTCCAGCCAGTCCAGCGAATCAACAAACACGGTTTGGAACTCGTGCTGATCGTTTCTCAGGGTCGCAATAGCCGCATGAATGTCCTCGTAGGTTTTGGCCACGGGGAAGGCGGCAACGTCGATGTTGTCCAAGCCTTCCTCGGTCAAGATGCCAACTGCGTTTGGCGCAGCAGCAGCAAAGGTTGACTTGCCAATCTTGGGCGGACCGTAAATCACGATCTTGGGTGCCCGCAAACGCTTGCCGCGGGTGATGCTTGATAGATCAAATGCCATTCGTTCGCTCCTTCGTTCACACAATCAAGATTTTGGATGGCTCCGCCGGCTTGCCATCAAGGTCGCCCGCTGTGTCCTCTACCGTTTGGTAGGTTTTAGCCGCTCCCAATACACCGGACAACAACTGGTAAATCATGGCGTGCGCTTGGCTTGTCTCGTCAAGCTTGTCGCCAAAGTCTGCGGATACCGTGACCTGTCCGGTAGACCCGTCGTCGGTGATAGTGATTGATGCCGATGCCATTACTTTTTCTCCCTTTCCGCCAGCATGGCGTCGGCCATTGCGTAGGCAATCATTGCGGCGTGGTTCATTTGTTTGCCGATGGGGTAGTACCCAACGCGAGACACATCCCCCTGCATAGCTTTCGCCGCGAAATAATCGCGCAGGGACATGCCTGCCACATCGTTTGGGTGTCCGGGAAACGCCGGCCCACCTGTTTTTTCAAAACTCATCATTCCCCCTTAATTTCAACATCCACCGCCGTCTTGGCCGGGGACACCGACAGGGGCAGCAGCTTGTATATCTCGGGCTCGTTGGCCTGAAGGTACTTAACGCCCTTCTCGTCCAACTCCGGTTTCATCTTGACCGGGCGCAGGTGCACCGGGATTGATTGCTCAATCTCGGCCCATGCCTTCCAGTCCATCTTGCGCGACACCTTGCCGGTGATCGTGATCTTATAGCCGTCAATGGTGTGGGTCTTGGAACCCTCATCGCGCTTGCCCAAGGACGCAATTAGCGCATCCTCGGCCGCAATGCGCTCGGCGTTTGCCTTGCGCTCAACAGCCTTGGCGCGCAACAGCGCCTCGGCCAACTCCTTAACTTCCATCGCTCAGTCCTTTCGTGTGCTCCATCAGGAGGGTTGCATCGTAATCGACAAGTGAGGAAAACTCAACCTTTTGTGAACGACAAAAGCAACAACACCAATCAAAGTTTTTTGCGGACCGTGGTTTCGGTCACTCGCCCGATGATCTTGATACCATCGCGCAAGCGATACGACGGGTATCGCGTGTCGTCGGCAACAAGCAATTCATCGGGACCTTCGCGGACGTACTTGCGCAGCACCGGCTCGCCGGCCCGCGACACTGAGGCCAACACAATCTGGCCTGGGCGTGCGCTCTCTGCCTTGGATATGACCGCGTAGCACCCGGTCGGGCAGGTCGAGGTGAGGGCGTCGCTTGATACCAGCAGGCCAGCGGCCGTGTTGCGTGGGTACGAAACAGAGGTTTGCAGCAGTTCCATCACGGAATCCCAGCGCCAGCGCAGCAAAGCGGACGCCTCAACAACAGGAACCGTGAAAATGGGCGGCCCGATTGTGCCCTTGCGGATGGCCACATGGGCAGTGTCCACGCCCAGTAACCAATCTGCACTCACCTCGAACCATCGGGACAGCTCCGCTAAATCCTCGGCGCTCGGCTGAGTTTTGCCGGCCTCCCAAAGATTGATCGCGCTCGGGCTACGGTGTAGTTTTTTTGCAACATCACGCTGTGTGATGGCGGGGAAAATTGCCTGACGTGCTGCCCGCAGGCGTTGTGCCAGGATGCTTTTCATTGTGCGCTCGGTCGGTCGGTTGGTCGATCAACTCGGCCATGCTACATGAGAAAAAGCTAACAGGGTGAAGTTTTTGGTCGTAGAATAGGTTGAGTTTTTCTCACCTATGACGGCATCATGAGAGACAAGCAGAGCCCGGTGGGGTTCACGGTAGAAGGAATTATTGGCGTGGCCGGCGGTAAGGCGGTCGTGGCCAGGGCTTGCGGCGTAACGATTCAGGCCGTTGCAAAGTGGGGGCGGCGCGTCCCGGCGAAGCATGCCAGGACTGTGGCCGTTATGGCTGGGCTGCCGTTGGAAATAGTGCGGCCCGATATGGTGTGTCCTAACGCAGAAAGCATCCAATGATCGCGATCTTGGTGGCGTTTTTTGTCGGTGGATTTCTTGGCATGTTTTGCATGGCGCTGATGGCAATAGCACGTGACCCGCGGGATTCCGACGATTAAGGAGCCCGGCGTTGGAGTGGTCACGAATCAGGGGGGTTGTGAGTTGGCAGCAATAAGAGAATCCGTCTTTTCCGAGTTCGCTTGGAAATTTGTTGAGCGTGGCATCAGTGTGGTGCCTATTGCTCCCGGGACCAAGCGCCCAGGCCAGTGGTCAGAGCATCGAGGCTGGGAGGGAATGTCGGACTGGACCAGATTCGGTAGTCGATTTCCAACCGATCTTGAGTTGGAAATTTGGTCAGGGTGGCCCGACGCCGGGGTCGGCGTGGTGCTCGGGGAGCTTTCCCGGCTTGTGGGCATCGACAAGGATTACGACCTTCCGAACGGTAGTGACGCCCTCACGAACCTGATTCCATGGAGCCCCGTGGCCAAGAAAGGCGAGAAGGGGTGGCTGCGGTTTTTCTTGTACAACGGCGAGAAGTCGCGCTCGTTCGATGTTAACGGCGTGCGCGTGCTGGACATTCTGTCCGACGGGCGGCAAACCTTGGTACCCCCGACCGGGCATCCCTCCGGGTGCTCGTATGTGTGGATCACGCCCGATGCTCTTGACACCATTGTCAACGTCACGGACCTGCCCAAGCTGCCCGACGATTTTATTGAGCAGGTAGAGCGGGTATTGATTCCCTATCAAACCGAGGCGGACAGGAAGTACCAGCGCAAAGCGCCCTCGCACCGTGATGAGGGCAAGATCAACACGGACTTATCCATTCAGGCGCAATACTTCAAAGACCTGAACCGGCAAGCTTTGGAACGACTGGACGAATGGGTGCCCAAGATCGTGCCGTCCGCGCGCAAGGAGCGTAACGGGTGGCGGTGCGTGGCCACGTGGCGCCAAGCGCAGAACCCAAACGTCGGGATTGATCCCAACGGTATCCGTGATTGGGGCGGCAACTACGGAATGACCGCGATTGATCTGGTCATGTATTCCAACGGCCTGCCGTTCGGTAAGGCGGCCGAAAGCCTGCGCTCTTGCTTGTCCATGAATGAGCCGGAGCCGATCGTGCTCAACGTCGGGACGGGCGCCGTGACCGCGGCGCCAGCGCCTCGCGTTGCCGCGCCGTCGGTGTTGCCGTGGCACAAACCGCCCCCCGCCCCGGTCATGCTCCCGCCTCAGACCAGCCTGGAGCCGGCCCCGGCGTTGCCCAACTTCATCAACAACCCTCCGGGCATCCTCGGGGAAATTGCCCGATGGATCACAGAAACGGCGCCCAAGGCGCAGCCGGAGCTATCCGTGGCGGCGGCCATCGCCCTGTGTTCGGTCATCATGGGCCGCACCTATCGTAGCCAGTTTGGCAACTGGACTAGCCTGTACGTTGTGATGGTGGCCAAGTCCACCGAGGGCAAAGAGCACCCGCAACAGTGCGTGGAAAAGGTATTGACCGCTGCGCACCTGGAAAAGTTGATTGGTGGATCTGGCTACACGTCGTCCGGCGCGGTGTACTCAGCTCTGCTTAAGTCGCCGGCCCACATTGCCACCATTGATGAGATTGGCAAGCTCCTGAAAATGTCGCGGGCCAAGGGTAACGCGCACGCTGAGGCCGCCTTGGACAAGCTTGTCGAGGCGTTTGGCCGCCAGGATGGGATTCTTCGGCCGCCGACCTACTCCACCATGACCCTTAAAGATCACCAAAAACCGGCAGAGCGGGTCATTCACAACCCCGCTATAACCATGCTCGGGGCCACTACGCCCGGCACCTTTTACGAAAACCTGACCACCGATCTGGTCAAGGATGGGTTTCTTGGCCGTTGCATCGTGGTCGAATCGCAACAACCTCGCCAGCTCACCCGGTTTGTGGACCGCACGCCCCCGCCCGATCACATCGTTGAATGGTGCAATGCCGTTCACGTGTCCGGGGCGGCAGAGGGCAATCTGTCTGACGTGATGGTGTGCGATGTTCCAACGGACCCGATCAAACTTCCGTTTTGTGACTCGTGCCGGTCGCTCATGGAAGCGTTCGAGGCGGAATTGAATGAATCCAAGACGGCGGGCGAGGGCGAAGGATTGGATGTTTTGCTTGGCCGGAGTCTGGAAAAGTCGCTCAAGCTGGCCATGATCGCGGCCAAGGCAGAGGACTCGGCGGCGCGCGAGGTGCGAGCGTCGCACCTGGAGTGGGCCATATCCTACGTGCGCCATTACGACAATCAGCTATTGCGCGCCGTGCGCCGCAATCGCGTGGAGAGCGTGACTGATGGGGACATGAAACGGGCAATCGAGTTCATCCGGCACGCCAAGAAGTACAGTAAGGACTCTAAGTTTGGCGAGGCGTGCGCGGCTGGGGCTATGCCGCACAGCAAACTGTTAAAGCTCATGAAGATGCCGGCCAAGCAGTTCACCGAACTCATGGACACGGCCGTCGAATCGGGTGTGCTCACAAAATCGCCCGCCGCGCAGTTCAATGCGGGCGGGGCGTTTGTTTATTGGCTAGGTGACGTTGATTGAGGGGCGGGCTTGCGCGGCCTTTTCACTCCGCGCGGGTAACAACGCTTGTTTTTTGATCCAACCGGGCGCCCGCGCCCGCGTTTGACCCCTTCGTAGATTTTCCCCCGTGCGCCTGGGGACACTATGTAATCGCACCCGATCCGCCAGCGCCCACCCACCCTGATCGCCGGGAATATCCAATCATCGCGGCACCAGTGAGACACGTGAAGCTCTGACACCCCTTCAAGCGCGGCGACCTCGCGCGTTGTCAGAAATGCGCCGTAAATCTTGGGGGTAAAAAGTTCGGACGGTTTCTTTCTAGGTTTGCGTTTTGCCATTTTTAGATTGCAGCTCTTGAGTTAGTTTATATGCGACCGCCCGCACGTCGGCAGAATGAAACAGCTTGCCGGCTTTCGCGTATTGATCGCTCAAAGCGAGCAAGTCGCCAATTACTTCCTCTCGGACTATTCGAAGCATGGCTTTGGTGTTTTCGCGGTCGCGCTCTATGTCGTCAATCACGATGGATACCTCCAACTACTAGGCACTGCTTAATAAAAGCAAGTTTGTTGCGGGCGTCCGTAAGGGCGGCTCTCAAATCGTCAATCTCCGACTGCATCCGCGCCTGGATCGTGCTATCAGACGTGCCGCGGGTGATTTCGCATCGCTCAACCCAGGTCGGGATGACGTTCCTTGGCTTGAATCGAGGGTTACTCATCGTATTCATCCTCATCCAATGATTTCCAATATTGGCGTTCAAGGTTCGGTTTCATGCGGTCCGGCTCGGACCCGCTCCCGTAAATAGGACGGTACCTCCTGTGTTTCATCGCCCATTCGTCAATTCTGATACGCCCCGCTTTGTGCAAATTGCTTAACACCTTTTGCGATTGGCGCGTCGTGCATCGGGCGTAGTCTGCTAAAGCGTACTTGCACACTTTCAACCCAGACTCAATCAGTTCTAAAGCCGCTATTTCGACAAGCGGCGGCGGTCCTACCATGATTGCCTCCTTTAATGAATCGTGCCGTTTTCAAGCCTGTGCCGGAAGCGGTCCATAATTGCCCGTAACCGGGTGAGCGCGGCTGCAACTTCTGGCGTCATGATTGCCCCTTTGCAATCTCAGCGGCAGCGCGGACAATGGCGCGGCATGTAGCTGCGGATGGGTCATCGTTGTGGTATTCCTCTGCGCTAATTCGCACGCAATCTTTAATCACTGATACTTCCGTGACGGCAATACGACTGTACCCAATGTCAACGTGCATTCGCAGTTTCACTGCCAGCCTTAGCGCATCGTCATAATCGGTAAGAGGATTAAATATAAACTTGTCTTTAGTTAGCTCTTGTCCAACCCACAGATACAAAAGGTTTCCGGCATCGCATTTCAAGTGACCTTTAATATGCAATTGCAGTGCTTTTGCGGCGTATTCTAGTAGTTCTTGGTCACTCATTATTGCCCTCCGATTTATCAATTTCGGCGATGGCTTGTTCAATATCCAACTCTGGCGCGTCTGGCAATGAAAAATCCCAGTTGCAAGGCCCCATGCTATTTAATATGTCATGTGGTACTGTCGCCCTTATTGAGTACCACCCGTGACATGGCCATCCTTTACGATTGTTCTGATGACAAAGGAACGGCACGCCTTCAGTGACAGCTTTTAATACGTCAGCTTGCGTTTGCTCGCATCCATTTGGAACTGTTCCGTGCGTAAATGCGCATGATTTACACCTTTCATCTTGTTCGCCCTCTTTAATAAGCATGACGCAAGCGTAATCGGCCATGTCCGCCATTATTTTTCCTGCTTTACGACCCAAAATAGTTACGCGAGAATGATTGTTTTTAACATTTGATGTCATTCCTTTCCCTCCGCTTTAGCAATGGCAGCGCGGGCCTTTTGCTCCACACCATAGGTCTTCCAGGCATCTTGCGGAGGGTCGCTCATCAGAAGCACGCCTGAAGCGCTTCCGGACGTAATCAACCGCCAGCCATCTACGCTCTCTGTGTGTACCACCCACGGACCCGGTGTGTGCTTACTCATTTGCACTCCCCCTGATACGGAGGCCACCCGGTGCGGTTCTTGGGAGCCACGCCAGCCGCAGCGTCAGCTTTCCACCGCGCAACCATTTCGCAGTAGCGCGCTTCGGACTCATCAAGATTTGTCGGTTCTTGGCAGCCGGACAAAGCTATGGCAGCGCACACGGCAGCCATAGCGCACAAAAAAGCCTTACGAGTATTCATTGGTACCACCTCGGTCAAAAAATCATTTGTGACAGCCACACCACGGCCACCGCAACGGCATAACAAGCACCGATAACCACCCCCAAAGCGGTCCAGATATAAGGCCAGCACCGCTGAGAGCGACGGCGCCATGGGGGGCGCCGAATTGGTTCGGTTGGGTTCTCGGCGCTTTTGCAAAGGTCTAAATGAGCGTCAAAATCGTTACGCATACAACCTCCCTCGTTAAATCAAGCCGCGTTCAGCAAAACTCACCCACTCGCCCCCGCCTGTGACAACGTGGTCAAGAACCCGCACCCCGATCAGATCCAGAGCCGCCTTTAAGGTCTTGGTCAGTGCCTCATCGGCTCGGCTGGGCTCAGGCGAGCCAGAGGGGTGGTTGTGGTGCAAGACAACGGCCGCTGCGTTAGCTTGCAAAGCCAGCTTGACAATCTCTCTTGGGTACACCGCAGCCTGATTAAGCGTGCCGGTAAACACGTCCTCAATCCGGATCAATCCATGCTGCGCGTCAAGCAGCGCAATCGAGAAAACCTCATGCCCTAGGTCAGCAGAGCGCACGGCGAAGTAGGCGCCGACCTTGGCGGGGTCTGTGAAATAGGCATCGCGTTGCGCCCGGCGGCACAAGATATCGAGCGCCAGGGATATCACGTCGTCGTCGTGACTCGTGAGGGCGGGGGCGGTGCCGTATTGGGGTGTGTCTTGGGATTGGACTTTCATGGTTCGTTCCTTCGGTCGGTTTCTTGGGTTGCGCGGTAGGGTTAGAGTCGGTTGGCTGTCAGTCAGTCTTACATCAAGGAATAGTGCATAACCGTCCAGCTCAGATCATCCAGGTTTTCAACCGCATTCACGTCGCGCCGATCCTGGTAGTAGTAAGCAGTCAGAGTGTCATCGCCGCACGACA